GTCAGGATTTTTTTTTCGCAGGACGACGAGAACTGAGAATGCGACGGCGAGGCGATGACCGCAAAGTCACCAGCAAACTCGCGGCGCAAGGCGTCGAAACCGGCTGATCCGGCGCCGGAACCGGCGAGAAAGACCGCTGGCGAGCGGCTGATGGACGAGCTCGCGCGCGATGACGACCCGTATTCGCTGACGTTGCTCATCGTCGAGGCGTGCCGCATGGCCGATCGGCTGGAGGCGTTCGACGAGCTGCTCGCCGGTCGCCGCGAAACGTGGATGAAGCTCAAGGTGGGCCGCGAGACGGTCGAGGTTTACGTCGACAAGGTGCTCGCCGAGGCTCGGCAGTGCGCCACGGTGTTCCGGCACTATCTCGCCGATATTCACCGCCAGCGCGCCGGTATTCCGACAGGACCAGATGACGAAGACGACCCGGCGAAGCGCTACTAGACGCGGCGAATCGACCCGCCCGCCGACGCGATCGAGCGATCGCCCGCAGTGGCCCGAATGGGTCGGTTCGTGGCCTCGGCTGCGCGGTCGGCAGACGCCCGAGTTCGAGTCGAAACACGACGGCGACGAGTCGGCGCAGGCCGATCGCTGCGGGCGGTTCGGGCTCGACGTCGGGCTGAGGCCGATGCCGTGGCAGTGGCGCTCGATTCAGGCGATCACGTCGGTGCAGCCGCCGACGCCCGAGGAGGTCGAGGACGCCGAGCGCGAGGGTCGCGAGCCGGTGAGCTTGTGGACACATCGCGACGTGTGTATCGAGTGCACGCGGCAGCAGGGCAAAACGCTGCTGATCGTGTTGCTGATCTTGTTTCACATGTTCGTGTTGCGCTCGGGGCGCATCATTTACACCGCGCAGCGCTGGTCGACGGCGTACGACGTGTTCAAACGTGTTGTTGCTGTGATCAACCGGGTGCCGTGGCTGCGGTCGCGGCTGGCTGAGAAGCCGTCTAAGGCGAACAACCGGGGCAGTATCAAGCTGCACGACCCGAAGAACCCCGGGGTGGTCTATTGCGAGGTCGAGTTCGGGCCGCGCTCGCAGGACTTCGGTCGCGGTTACACCGAGATCGATCTGCTGATCATCGACGAGGCTTATGACATTGACCCCGAGGAGGAGGCGAACCTCACCGGGGCGCAGTCGGCGGCGAAAAACCCGCAGACGATCTACATTTCAACGGCGCCGGTCGCTGCGGTGCACCCGAAATGCCACACGCTCGCCGGTCTGCACCGCCTCGGGCACCGGCGAGCACCAGACCTGTACTACGCGCTTTATGCGGCGCCGAGGGACATGCAGCGCGACGATCCCGAGGCATGGGCGTTGGCGCAGCCCTCGTACGGCGTGGCGACCAATGAGCGCGAGATTCGCAGCAAGCAGCAGAAGGCGAAAACAGCCGAGCAGCGGGCGATTTTCGATGCGGACTACCTCGGCTGGGGCGACTATCCGCCCGATGAGGACGAGATTGGCTCGCCATTCGAGGCGGTGTGGGAATCGTTGGCTAAACACGACGTCGAGCTCGTCGGCGCGCGCGCGATCGCGGTTCACCGCTCGCGTAACCGCCAGCGCTGGGCGATCTGCGCGGCGCAGTACGGCTCGGATTTCCGCGAGCACATCGAGGTCGGGCCGCTGCGCAGCGGTTCGCACACCGAGATTGCCCGCTACCTGATTTCCAAGGTCACACAGTGGAATCCGGTGGCGCTGGTGATCGACCGTAAGAACGGCGCGGCGGTGCTTGAGGATCTGCTGCTGGCTGCCGGTATCGAACCGACGATGACGGGCACGCCCGAGATGGCGCACGCCTGTAGCGGTTTCCTCGACGCGGCGCTCGACGGCACGCTGACGCACAGCGATCAAGCGATTCTGAACGATGCGGTGCTGTCGGCGACCATGCGCGAGCTGCCAGGCGGCGATTTCGCCTGGCTCGAAGACGACAACGGCGTAGCGATCCCGCTCGTCGGCGCCTCGCTGGCGCATTGGGCGCTGCGCAAGTACGGGCAGAAACCCAAGGGCAAGACCGTTTCGCCGCGCACCGGCGCCAAGCGCGCCAAGCGCACCACTACAGACCAGTTTGACGCGATGACTGCCGCGTTCTGACACGAGAGGAGCGACGATGGCACCGAAGACCGCCGCGCCTCGCACCGAGCGCGGATATGTGAACCCGCTCGCCGGATATGGCTCGTTCGTGGCGCAGGGGCTCGACCAGTTCGAGCAGGTCGACGAGCTACGTTGGCCGAACTCGGTCTACACCTACACGCGCATGTGCCGCGAGGAGGCGCGCATCGCGTCGGTGCTGCGGGCGATCGGGCTGCCGATTCGCCGGACCGACTGGCGGATCCGCCCGAACGGCGCGCAGCCCGAGGTCGTCGAGCACGTCGCCGCCTGCCTCGGTCTGCCGGTCGAGGGCGAGGACGCCGATCAGCCGACTCCGCGCACGCGAGGGCGGTTCTCGTGGGATCAACACCTGCGCCTGGCGCTCAAGTCGCTGCAATTCGGGCACGCCGTGTTCGAGCAGACCTACTTTTACGAGGGCGGGCGGTTCTGGCTGAAACGGCTTGCGCCGCGCCCTCAGTCGTCGATCGCCTACTGGAACGTCGACCGCGACGGCGGGCTGATCTCGGTGCAGCAGTGGCCCGCTGGCACGTTCGGCGGTCCGGGCATGGTGGTGATGGCGCCCAACAGCATGGGTCCGGCGATCCCCGTCGACCGGCTCGTGGTCTACACGCACGACATGGATCCCGGTGTGTGGACTGGGAATAGCCTGCTGCGCCCCGCCTATAAGAACTGGAAGCTCAAAGACGAGCTGATTCGCATCGAGGCTGCCGCGATCCGGCGCCACGGTATCGGCGTGCCCTACCTCAAGGGCAACGAGTCTGATTCCGAGGACGACGAGCGCATGGACGAGCTGCTCGCGATCGCCTCGAACTACTCGGGCGGCGAGTCTGCCGGTCTGGCGCTGACCGCTGGCGAGGAGGCGGGCATCCTGTCGCCCAACGGAACACCGCTCGACCCTCGGCGCGCGATCGAGTACCACGATCACCAGATGGCGCTCGTCGCCCTGGCGCACTTCTTGAACCTCGACGGCAAGGGCGGCAGCTACGCGCTCGCCAGCGTGCAGGCCGACACGTTCGTGCAGTCGGTGCAGACCGTCGCCGACGAGATCCGCGACGTCGCGCAGGCGCACGTCGTCGAGGACATTGTGGACGTCAACTGGGGCGAGGACGAGCCCGCGCCGTTGCTGGTGTTCGACGAGATCGGTTCGCGCCAGGACGCGACCGCCGCCGCGTTGCAGATGCTCGTCAACGCCGGGTTGCTCACGCCGGATCCGCGCCTCGAGGCGTTCCTGCGCGACGCCGCTGGGCTGCCGGGGCGCGGTCCCGACGCCGACGACGAGGGCGACGACGAGAACACCGCAGAAACCGGGCAGGACGAGCCAGAGGCGGACGAACCGGCGCTGCCGAATACCTCGGGCGCCAGCTCGACGACGAACGCGCCACAAGCCCGCAAGCGCCCGCGAGGCCGCAGCCCCCGCGATCGGCGCAAGACACCGGATGGAGCGATACCGCTATGGGACTGATCGACGCTGTGAACGCCGCTGCGGCGAACGCTGATTACGCACTGGCCGAGGCTGTGCGCAAGCGCCTCCAAGACGCAGGAACCCGGCACGCGCGCGCCGAGGGCGACAAGCCCGCCGAGCCGTGGTACCGGATCCAGAACAAGGCCGACGACGACACCGTGGCGCAGGTCGATATCTACGACGAAATCGACTGGTACTGGGGCGTCGACGCGCGATCGTTCCGCAACGAGCTCAAGGCGCTGCCCGACTCGGTGGAAACGATCGAGCTGCACATCAACTCGCCCGGTGGCGACGTTTACGAGGCGATCGCGATCATGAACTCGCTGCGCCAGCACAAGGCGCGCGTGGTGACCACGGTCGACGGCTACGCCGCCAGCTCGGCGGGGTTCATCGCCGTCGGCGCCAGCGACGAGCTGATCGTCGCCGAGAACGCCGAGATCATGGCGCATCTGCCTTGGGCGGTCATGGTCGGCGACGTCAACGACATGCGCAAGATGGCCGACGACCTCGAACGGATCGGGCGCAACATCGCCTCGATTTTCGCCGCCCGCGCCGGTGGCTCGGTCGACGAGTGGATCGACGTGCTGACCGCCGAAACGTGGTGGTCGGCGCAGGAGGCCGTCGACGCCGGTATCGCCGACAAGGTGCTCGCCGCGCCCAAGCGCGACGCAAAGAACGCCGCGCGCAACCGGTTCGACCTGTCGGTGTTCAACCATGCTGGGCGCTCGCAGGCGCCAGCGCCGCGAATCCCGCAGGCGCACAACCAGACCCCTCAGCCAGTCGAGGCCGAGGCAAGTGAAAGAGAGGAGCCCACTGTGGGAACCCTGAGTGAGAGCGCGTTGCAGAAGCTCGGTCTCGACGCCGATGCCGACGACAACGCGATCGAGGCGGCGGTCGCTGCCCTCGCCGAGAAGGCAGAGCAGGCGGGCAGCGGCTCGGCGCCCGAACCGTCGATCGAGGAGGCGACCCAGATTGCCGCCAAGTTCGGCATGACGGTCGTCAACCGCGACGCCTACGACAAGATGGCCCGGACCGTGGCCGATCTGTCGGCGGCGCGCGAAAAGCAGATCGCCGACGAGAACGAGGCCGCGATTCAGGCCGCGCTCGCCGACGGGCGCATCGGCGCCGAGGCTGCCGACACCTGGCGCGGCGAGATCGCGAAGAACCGCGAAAGCACCCTCGCGCTGCTGAACACGTTGCCGCGCAACGCTGCCGTACCGGTCGACGAGATCGGGCACGGCGTCACGCGCGACGAAACCCCTGCCGACGCGGAGAAGTCCAGCGTGTTCGCGCTGATCACTGGCCGCACGATCGAAGGAGCCTGACATGGCCGAGTACGCACCGCACTACTTTCCCGCCGACAAGCTCGGTCTGACCACCTCGGCGACTGTGACCGCTGGGCAGGTCGTCCGGGTTTCCGGAAACAAGACCGTCGCCCCGGTGTCCGCCGCCGCGAGCGGAGTGCTCGGCGTGGCCGCGCATGACGCCGCCAGCGGCGCGCCCGTGGTGGTCTACACCGAGGGCGTTCACGAGGTCGCCGCAACCGGTGCCATCACTGCCGGTTCTGCGGTCGTCGGCGCCACCGGTGGCAGCGTCGCCGCGTTCGACGCCGAGGATCACACCGCCGACCAGATCGTCGGCGTCGCCCTGGCCGCAGCCGCCTCCGACAAGGTTCTCATCAAGCTGCCCTGACGCAGCGGGACCACAACCAAGAAAGTAGGTAAACATCATGGGTGTTCAGTTCCCGCCCGGGGCACCGAGCTTGTCGGGCGACGTTCTCAGCATCAACCGGTTTCTCAAGGACACGCCTTGGGTGCTGCGCGCGCTGCGCACCATCGCCGATGAGCAGCTCGTCGGCGACAAGCTGCTGACCGCCAACATCGATACCGAGTCGGGTTCGATCGGCTACGAGCAGAACGAGTCGATCTACGCCGACCGCCCGCCGCAGCCGGTCACCCCGGGCGGCGAGTACCCGGTGACGCCGATCAGCACCGGTCCCGCATCGACCGCGAACACGGTCAACTGGGGCAACGACGCACTCATCACCGATGTGTCGATCAGCCGCCAGAAGTACGACGTGGTGGGCCGCGCGTTCCGCAAGCTGATGAACAGCCACATCATGGCTGTTGACACCGTGGCACTGTCGGCGGTCGCGTCGTCGGTCACCCAGAACACCGACGCGATCGCCTCGTGGAAGGCGACGAGCGGTGTCAAGATCCTGCGGGATCTGATGCGCGCGGCAACCCAGCTGACCAAGCTCAAGCAGGGCTACCGCCCGAACGCGGTGTTCGTCGAGCCCGACGTGTTCGCCAACGTCGTCTCCGACGACGAGCTCATGAAGCTGCTGCCGCGCGAGTACCCCGGTGTCGAGTCGACCCCAGTCAACGCGGGTCTCAGCTCGGCGTACATGCGCCAGATCGGCGGGTTTACGTTCATCACGAGCCCGAACGCCCCGACGATCGGCAAGGCGCTGCTGTGCGATACCACGGTGCTGGGCGGGTTCGCGAACGAGACCGTGCCCGCGCCCGGTTACGTCTCCGCCGAAAATGGCTTGCAGGCCAAGACCATGCGCGAAGACCAGACCGACGGCTGGCGGATCCGCTGCCGCCGCATCACCGTGCCCGTGATTCTCGAACCCGGCGCCGGTTGGTGGATCAACGGGGTGAACGCCTGATGCGTTACCGCGTTGTCGCCCCCCTGGTCTGCGCACTCGACCAGGGCGGGCGCACCCATCACCGCTACTACGGCGAGGTCATCGAGTGGCTGCCCGCCCACCAGGCGAAGCACCTGCTCGAGCTCGGCATGGTCGAAAAGCTCGACGCCGCACCGGCGCCCGAGCCCGAGGTCGATGCCGACGACCTCGACGAGGCCGACGTCGAGCCGCAGCCACGCGCCGAGGGCGGCGCACCGCTGCGGGCCGCGCCTAAAGCCGAGTGGGTCGAATACGCCGTTTCCAAGGGCGTCGACCGCGACGAGGCCGAGGCGCTGAACAAGGCCGAACTGGTCGAGCTCTACGGGTGACCCGTGGCCGATTTCCTGACGGCGGAGACCCTCGCCGACTGGGCGAAACAGCCCGCGTGGGCTGATAGCGACCTGGCGAGGGCTCTGCTGACAGTCGTCTCGGACTGGATCCGAGACCACAAACCCGGGCTCGCCGACGACGATCCGGCTGCGCAGATCGTCGTGTTCGAGGTAACCCGCGACGCGCTGCTCGCTGGCGACCTCGGACCGTACTCGTCGGTCACCAAGACCACGAGCCACAGCTCGCGGCAGGTCACGATCGACCGCGCCGTGGTCGACATGTTCATCACCCCTCGGCACCGGCGAATGCTCGGTCTCGGCAGCATGGCGGCGCCGCGCGGGCACTTCCCGAAGAACGACTACTGATGTTGTTCTACGACAACCCCGGCACCATGACGCTGACGATCCGGCGCCGGAACGCGCCGGTTAAGGACGCGAACGGCGTCAGTGTGCCGCAGGCCGACACGCTGATCACCAAGACCGGCTGCCACGCCGAATCGCAGCGCCCCGCCGAGACCGAAACCCAGATCACGGTTGACACCGAGATCATGTGGTTTTTCCTGCCGGTCGACAACGACACTCGCGCGATCACCACACGCGACGCGATCGAGTTCGACGGTCGCAAGTTCGAGCTGCGCGGGCCGCGCGTCATCGAACGCGACGTCGACGGCGCCGAGGTTCAGGTGTGGTGCGTCGGCGAGTGGAATATCCAGTAAGGAGACCAATTCCCATGAGCAGCTACACCATTGCCGCCGAGCTCGTCGTGCTCCGCGACGGCGCTGCTGTGCACTACACCCGCGCCGAGATCGGCAGCACGATCGAGCTGACCGACGACGAGGCCGCGCCGCTGCTCGCCGAGGGCAAGCTGCTGCCGCTGGCGACGGTCACCGTCGGCGACGTCGATGTGCAGGGCAAGATCGCCTCGCGCCCCGACGACGCCGAGCCCGGTGTGCAGCTCGACGCCGAGGGCGTATCGGATCCGCTGCCCGAGCCCGCGCCCGAGCCGCAGCCCCGGCGCGGACGGCGCCGCAGCGGGGGCACCGACGAGGGCTGATGCTTAGCCCCGAGCTCGCCGCCGCCTACGAGCAGCTCGAGGCGGCTGTCGATGCGCTGGTGACCGCTCGCCGCGCATTCGACCCCGGCGTCATGTTGAGCGGATACACGCTCATCGTGTCGGGCATCGGGTTCGACGACGACCCCGAACCCGGCGCAGACGAGCAAGAGTCGGTGTCGTCGGTGTGCGTGTTCGTCAAACGCGGGCAGTCGCCGTTGATGACGCGGGGCATGGTCGAAACGTTCATCGACCGACTGAGGTCCGCCTGATGGCGCGCCGCCGCAGTCGCACCCGGGTTTCCTCGCGGCGCGATATCGAGCGTGAGCTACGCGAGAAGATCAGTCGCGACGCAACGCTCGACGCCGAGAATGAGGCGCTCACAAAGGAAATCAAGGGGTTCATCCAGTCGAACACCCCGATTGACGAGGGCGATGCGGTCGCCTCGGTCAAGATCCGCAAGGTCAAGAAGCCGCGAAACGGGTTGCCCGCCCGCACGATCTACTCGGACGACTGGAAATTCCACATGATCGAGCACGGCACGATGGCGGATCCGCCCGACTCGCAGTCACCGTTCGGGCCGGACACCCCGACCCCAGCGTTCGCGCCGTTCGGCAAGGCCAAAGCAAGGTACGGAGACAGGCTGTGATCGAGCTACTCGACCGCGAGGCGCCGCCCGACATTCGGTTTCTGCGCGCCTGGCTGCTGCCGGTGGGCGGCGGTGTCGGCGCCAAGCGCGAGACAGGTGATCCGTTCCCGTTCACGCTGATTCAGAAGATCGACGGCTGGGAGAACTCACACACGCAGTACGGGTTCTATCAGTTCGACCACCTGGCGGTCGCCGCCGACGGCAAGTCGGCGTACACCGCGTGCGAGGACTATGCGCGAACGATCAAGCGCCGCATGTTGTATCTGCGCGATCGTCCGTGGACCGAGGTCACCGTGCCCGGTTGGGGCGTCGCAACAGCCGACGTTGTGCGGTGCACCGCCTCGCCGCGCCACGACCCCTACAACAACACCGACGTCGAGCGGTTCATCGCCCGCTATTCGGTGCACTTGCGACTCGTCTCGGTCGCGTCCTGATTCTGGCCGCAGCCCCGTTCGGCTGCGGGATCACACCAATTTCAGTTCAGCCGGATTGCGTTCCGGTCCCTCACCATCGAAAGGAGCGTCGCCAATGACGCAGCCAAACACCGGCGATGTGTGGTCGAACCTATTCGGCTACAACACCGGAAACCTCCGCAAGGCGCTTTACGGTTCGATCCTGATGCGCGATCACGACGGGGTGAACACCTCGCTCGCGTTCGTCGAGGAAGACGGCGTGTGGCAGTCCGGGTTCACCCCGCTCAGCGCCGACGGCAAGTTCCGCAAGGATCTCAAGAAGGAACTGGGCGGCACGTGGTACGACCTCGGCGCCGGTACCTCGGACGGTCCCTCGTTCTCGAACACGGTCAACGTGCAAAAGGACCACATCTGGCAGACCCGTACTGTCGTGCGCTCGGATATCACCTCCGAGGAGGGCACGATTCAGTTCGGTCTCGCCGAGCAGTCGCCGCTGACCGACACGCTCGAGTTCGACCTGCCACTGTCGGGCACCCCGGCGCAGGGCATTCCGAACTACGCCCGCAAGAAGCCGCGCGAGATGGAGGGTCGCCTGCGGCAGATCCTCGCGCTCGGCGTCGACAAGGGCGACAACGTGTTCGTCGACGTGTTCCCGGCGATCTCGTTCGAGGACATTGACGACCGCACATGGTCGCCCGAGGATCTCATCGCGACCGTGCTCACGTGGGGCATTTCGATCGACCCGCACTCGGGCTACTCGCACGCCCGGTTCCGCGCCGGACAGGGCTGGGTGAACAACCCCGGCGTTCCGGTGTTCTCCGACGCCCCGGTCGCGACCGCGCAGTCGGGCGGCGCCGTCAAGCTGGAGTTCACCCAGCCGACCGGTCCCGCAACGCCGTTCACCTACGCCGCGACCAAGACCCTCGAGGACACCGGCGAGGTCACCGACCTCACACTGTCGGGCTCGCCCTCGGTGTCGGGCGGCAAGGTCACCCTCAACGGTTCCGGGCTGTCTGAGGGCGAGGACTACTCGTTCCAGATCCACGCGAGCAACAGCGCTGGCGGCATGTCGATTTCGGCGCCGTCGAACGTGATCACCGCGCTCGGCACGTAACCGCAGACCCTCGCTGGGGCGCCTCCAATGGTGTGGTCGGGCGCCCCAGCGAGCCACACCCGCAGACCACACCGCCCACCAGATCACACCGAGCAAAGGACCGCACCAATGACAGACCACACCAACCCCGCCGACGTCGAGGTTCCGCGCAGCGCCGACGTCGAGACCGCCAAGGAGCAAGCCGCCGACTATTTCGGGTTCATCGCCTCCGAGTACATCACCGTCACGCTGCCCGACGGCACGGTCGAGCGGTTCGAGGTTCCGAACCCGTCGCTGCTCGACGACGAGCAGCAAGAGCGTTGGAATGAGCTGCAATTCGAGATCCAGCAGTGCGACCGGCTGCCCGATATCGAGATCCCGGCGCACAAGCTGCGCAGCAAGACGACCTACGTCAACGGCGAGGAGATCCGCGTTGGCGCCGACGGCGAGATTGTCGGCGGCGAGGTGCGCGTCGAGGAATCCGAGACCTACATTCCGGCGCGCACGGTGCGCGGGCAGCTCATCGAACCGTTTCAGAAGACCCAGCCAGACGGCGCGGTCAAACTCATGTCGCCCGGTTACCACGCCCGCTGCGCGATCGCGCTGTGGGGCGAGGACGGTTACCAGCGATTCAAAGCAGGCAAGGGCAATTCGCGCCTGATCTCGCTCATCTGGCAGCGCATGGCCGAGGAGGGCAAGAAGCGCGCCGCCGCCGATCCCAAAAGTTGATATCGCGATCGACCTAATCAAGCTGTACCCCAAACAGATCGAGACCGCGCTGCCATCCGCCTACCCCGGGCGCCACATTCGCGAGTGGCACCAAGGGCGGATGAGCAGCCGCGAGCTCATCACCCTGCTCGAGGGGCTGCCCCCTGATTCGTGGTTCAAGTCCGCGCTGCTGGCCGACCTCAAGGTGATGCGCAATAAGGCGGATCGCAACGCCCTCGAGGCGGTCCGCGCGCAGACCGACGGGCTGCTGACCGGCGCGGTCGACGTCGGTCCGCTCGAACTGACCGTCGACGAAAAACGTAAGCCGTCAAAGGAATAGAGGTGATCGACGCATGGTGCAGATGACCGTCGCGACCGAGCTCGACGACGCCTCGCTACGCCGGACGGCGAACGATATTCAGCGTCAGTTCGATCGGATCGGGCAGGACGTGGGCGGCGACTTCATGTCGGCGTTCGCGTCCGGCGCCCGCACGAACTCAGCCAAGGTCGAGAAGGCGTTCGACGCCGCCCGCGACGCGACGGGCAAGCTGCGCGCCGAGCAGGCCAAGCTCGACGACCTCATGGCGCGCGGCGATACCCCGCGCGCGAAGCTGATTCAGCAGGCCGAGCGGGCAGCCAAGGCGCGCCGCGACGAGGAGCGCGCGATCCGCCAGGCCGCAAGCGCCTATGAGGAATACACGCAGCAGGGATTGCGCGGCGCGATCTCGAACGCGGGGCAGTCCGGGCAAGAGATGGCGAACGAGTTCGTCGGCGGGTTCGCTGGCTCGTCGGCGCTGCTGCGGCTCGGAGCCGCAGCCGGTCCGATCGGGATTGCGCTCGCCGGTGTCGGTCTGCTCGGCGTCGCAGCCGGTAGGAAACTCGCCGAGGGCATCGCCGACGGGCTCGACTCGATCGCGCTACGTGACCAGTTTCAGGCCCGCCTCGGCATCGACGATGCGTCCATGTCGCAGTACGCCTCGGCGGCTGGGCGCGCGTACGCGAGCAACTTCGGCGCCAGCGTCGAGGACAACCTGGCGGCGGCGACGGCGGCGACCCGCGCCGGACTGATCGACCCGAACGCGACCGACGCCGAGATTCAGACGGTCATCCAGAAGTTGCAAGGTCTGAGTGCGACCACCGACGCGACGACCGAGCAGCTGTCGCGGTCGATTACGACGCTGCTGCGGACTGGGCTGGCGCAGAACGTTTCCGACGCCGCCGACATCATCACGGCAGGTTTTCAGTCCGGTCTCGACGTCTCGGGCGACTGGCTCGACACCATCGACGAGTACAGCACCCAGTTCCGCAAGTTCGGTCTTGACGCCGACGAGGTGCTGACGCTGCTCAAGCAGGGGTTCGAGGGCGGCGCCCGCGACACCGACAAGGTTGCGGACTCGCTGAAAGAGTTCAGCATTCGCGCCGTCGACGGATCCAAGTCGACGCAGGAGGGGTTCGAGGCGCTCGGGTTCAGCGCCGAGGATATGGCGAACCGGTTTGCCCAAGGCGGCGACGCGGCGAAGATCGCGCTGGCGGCGGTGCTCGACCGGATCCGCGAGATTCACGACCCGCTACAGCAGGCGCTCATCTGGCAGCGGCTGTTCGGTACCCAGTTCGAGGATATGGGCGACGCGATCAACCACCTCGATCTCGACCCAGCCAAAAACGAGTTCGTCGACTTGCAGGGCACCTCGGACCGTGCGACCAAGACGGCGACGGACAACTTCAAGTCCGACTGGGAGGAAGCGACCCGCACCGTCGGGCAGTTCTTCTCGGACCTGAAAACCGATATCGCCGAGTGGTTCTCGGATCTGCCGGTGGTCCGTGACATTCCTCAGTTCATCACTGACGTGTTCTCGCCGAACAACGGCTACATGCCGGATCCGCAGAACACGGCGCCGGTCAACGATCCGGACGCGACGGGCAACATGCTGTTGCCGCCCGGGTTCCGCGTCGACGCACCGCCGCCCGGGCAGCCCGGGCAGGCTGGCCCGTCGAACGATGTGCCCAAGCGCCCGAATGACCCGCTGCTGGGCGCGCTGTGGGACGCACAATTCGGCAACGCGGCGCCGAACCCGAACGCCGACGCGCCGGTCGCGGGCGACCCGAAGCCGATCGACCCGACACCCGACGGCGGCAGCGGCGGCAAGGATAAGCCCTCGTTTGACCCGTCGCAGTGGTCGCTCGACTCGATCCCGCTCGGCAGCTTTCCGGGCGAGGAGGGCGTCACCGCTGGGGCGCCGCTCGTGCCCGGTTCGCTCGTCGGCTCCAACATGCCGACCGGTCCGGGCTACTACGAGGTCGACCCGCAGAAGGTGTTCGACGCCGAGACCTCGCGCCTCAACGCGCAGACCAGCTTGCAGAACGCGCGCTACCGCTACCTCGAGGTCATGGCGGACGCCGACGCGACCGAGCAGGACAAGTACAACGCCCGGGCCGCGCTGATCTCGCAAGGCCGCGCCTTGCAGTCCGCCGAGATGCGGCTGCTCGAAGCGCAGCAGGGCACGTGGAAAAAGATGGAGGGCGCCGCGAAAGAGTTCGCAACGGGCATGGATTCGCTCGGCGCCGCGCTCGACGACGATTTCGGTCTGGGCGAGGGGCTGTCGGGGTTCGTCGAGAACCTGATCAAGACCGTCGGCAACCTCGCCGCCGCGCCGATGCTCGCGCAGCTCAACGCGATCAGCCAGGCGAGCCCGATCCAAGGCGGGCACGGGCTGTTCGGCATGTTCGGCGCGCAGAACATCGCCGCTGGCAAGTCGCCGCTGGGGTTCGGTACGTCGAGCTACGCCTACGGCGCATCGGCGCTCGGTCCGGCTGCCATGCGCCCGGGCGGCGGGCCGCTGACGATCAGCCAGATCGACCAGATCGCCGCGCAATTCGGGCTCACCAAGTCGTCGGGCGATCGCCCGGGCGACGACGGCTACCACGGGCAGGGGCTCGCGGGCGACTACTCCGGTAGCCCGCAGGCGATGCGCGCGTTCGCCGACTACATGGCGAGCTACTACGGCGGCAGCCTGCTCGAACTGATCCACGATTCGCCTGGGTTCGCCTCGAACATCAAAAACGGCAAGGGCGTCGGCAAGTTCGGCGACTTCTACACGCTCGGGCAGGCGGGCCGACACGACGATCACGTGCACATCGCCGCCGACGGGCGGCTGTCCGGTGGCTCGGGCAGCGGGCCGGTGCCAGTGAACGTCGTCAACGGCAGCACGTTGTTGAGCGGGTTCAACTGGGATGCGGTCGCCGCCAAGGAATCGGGCGGCGACTGGGCCAACGCCGACACCGGGCGCAACGGGCACTACGGCGGGCTCCAGTTCTCGCCGTCAACGTGGAATGCGTACGGCGGGCAGGAGTTCGCGCCGATGCCGCACCTCGCCACGCGCGAGCAGCAGATGGCGGTCGCTGACCGCACGGCGTTCTACGGCTACAACGGCACACCGCCGCAGGGGCTCGGCGCGTGGGAGGTCATCACCAACGGCTCGACCGCCCCGGCTGGCATCACGGTCAACTCGCGCCCGCCCGCGTTCGGCGGCGGCGGCGCACTGCCGTTCATGGGCGCAGGCGCCCCGCAGGCCGCGCCGTTCGCCTCGGGCTCGGTCATCGCGGGGCAGCAGCCCACCGGCGCGCCCGGGGCGCAGGGCGGCGGTGTCAGCGGGGTTACTGGCGGTCTCACCGGTGCCGCGCTGTCGGCGGGCGCTGCCGGTCTCGACATGCTCGCCCCGGGCGCGGGGCAGGCTGCGCAGACCGGTATCCAGTTGGCGAACCGCTCGATCGGCTACCTCGCGCAGCTCGGCGGCATCGCGGCAAGCGGTGTCCTCGAAACGCTGAGCTTCGGCGGCAGCAACCCCAACGCAGACCCGTTCAAGACGTTGCCCGGTCGCGTGCTTGCGGGCATCGCCGGTGCGCGTCCGGCGATCCCGAACACGGCGGGGCAGGGGCAGCAGCAGGCGCAGCAGCAGGCCAACGCGAACGATCCCAACCAGCACAACCCCGGTGGCCCGCCCGGGCCGCTGGTCAACATCGAGGCGGTGCACCAGGCGCCGAACCAGACGCCCGACTCGGTGGCGAACTCGGTTGCGAATCAGTTCAAGTCGGCAGAGATCAGCCAGGGATTCAGGGGACGATGACACAGGACAAGCAGACGTTTCCGCCCGGTGAGGCGACGCTGCTCGGGCAAGAGCTGATGCTCGAGCGCACCGATCCGCTCATCATGTTGACGACCGCTGACCGCAAGGTGACGTTCTACCTGTCGGGCGGTCTGGCCGCGTGGCCGCGACACCAGGACGGCGTAAACCTCGTCGAAATCACGACGCCGACACCAGAATTTCGCAACCTCCGCGCGCAGGGCGCACGGCAGGACGGCGGGCAAACCCGCGATACGGTCTATGACCCGATGCAGATCGACGCGGTGTTTCTCGCGTCGGCGACCACGCCCGACGGTCTGTCGCGCGTGGTTTCCGAGTGGATCGCCGCCAACGATCCCGAGCAGCTATGCCGCCTCGAATGGTTCACGTTCGAGGGCGGGCTGTGGTGGTGCGACGTCCGGCTCGAAAAACGATGGATCGACCGGATCCAGCAGTCACCGCGCCGCGCGAAAAAGCAAGTGCTGTCAACAGTGTGGATGAACGACCTCGCGTTCTGGCAGTCGGTCGACTCGACGTGCACCTGGGCATTCTCGTATCAGACCATGCTCGACACGTTCAAATACGACACCAGCGCGAGCAAGGATCTCGGCGAGAACTGGCCGCAATACCGCTACGACGGCGAGGGCGGCGGCTACTGGTACGCCAACGGCGATCGCGCGGTGTGGCGCGACGACCCCGAGGATCCGCTGCTGACCGAGGGCGTCAGCGTGTTGTGTGGGCCGTACAAGGATTTCGCGACCGCGACCGACTATCAAGTCATCGACTTCGTGATCGGTTCGTTTCAAGAGATCACGTTCCCCGACGGCGCCGAAAACCACGCTTGGGGGCGGCTCAACCGCGACGAGGACGGCGAGTGGGCGGGCGACGGTATCCGCGCCGCCGTCGGGCCGACGAGTGCGGTTCTGCACCGGTTCAACGATTTCGAGAAAACCCGTATCGGGCTGCCGGTGCCGTTGTTCCCGCCGCCGTTCATCGGCGAGAAGTTCCGCCTGATCCTCGGTTACCAGGGCAACCCGCGCAAGTACCGGCTGCTGCGGGCGCTGACCGACCGCTCGGCGGGCGTGCCGGTGCTCACCGTCACCGAGCAGGGCACCGGCTCGGCGATCGGGCCGGATCATCGCGGCATCGGGTTCGGCGGGCGCGCTGGCGCCGCGCTGATCACGCAGGCGACCCCGGCGAGCGTGCGCAAGGTCGCTGCGGGCGACAACCGCACCGAAACGCAAGAGGGTTTCCTGACGCTGACCAACATCGGTGAGCGCGACGGCTGGCCGCAGATCGTGTTCGAGGGTCCGGGGCTGCTGGAGATCGCGAACGGTCCGGGCTCAACGGACATGATCAAGTTCGGGCCGCTGGAGGACGGGCAGCGCGTGCTCATCTCGACGCACCCGCGCTACCGGGCGGTCGTCGACCTCACGCAGGGGCAAGTAGGGCAGCAGCTCGACGGCGGGCAGAAGCTCATCGACACGATCGTAAAGCTGTTGAGCATGGGGCAGGTGCCCCCAGCGTTGCAGTGGTTCGAGAGCGTGTTCGGCATCAAACCGCCGCAAGGCCCGCTGTATTCGCTGCTCGACGGGCGGTTCACCCGCCCGATTCCGGGCGTGCGGCAGCCGCGTGACGCGACGACCTCGCGCATCGCGATCCGGGTTCGCGACGGTAACGCGAACACGAAGGTGACCGCCTCGGTCACGCCGATGCGCCGGTGGCCCGAGGCGGTGCACGACTAGTGCCGCGCGTCGAGAACATCGGCGATTACCTCGATCTCGCCGAGATCCAGCGAAAGCTGTTGTCCCACAACCCGCACGAGGTGATGCAGGCGGCGCGCCAGGTCGCCGAGGTCGACGCGAACCCGCCCGGTGAGGTCTCGTGCACGGTCCGTTACAACACCTACAAGCTCGCGGGCGAGGCGTCGAACCGCAAAAGCCTCGCGGTGTCGTGGCCGAGGCTGACCGTCCCGACGGGCAAGCTCGTGCTCGACGGCGACGACGGGCTCGCCGACGTCGTGCTGAACTGTCACGAGACGGTCGTGCCGGTCGTCGTCGACTGCGGGCCGCTGCGCTGGTCTGGGCGCGTCGACGTCGCGCACGACAAGTTCGGCGACCCGAACGAGCCGGACACCATCGAGTGCGAGCTGATTCACGACAAGGTGTGGCTGACCCGCGTTGTCGCGTTCCCGTGGTGGTTCATGCCATTGCAGTGGCAAGGCCCGCCGACGCGAGGCGTCGCGTTCGGTAACGCGATCTCGGTCATCAAGTACCTGTTCGCAAGCCAGTTCATGCGCGTGCAGCTCGGGTTGTGGGAGTTCGTCAACAACCTGTTGTCGCTGAACCTCGACTGGCGCGCAATGTTCGGGTCGCTGCTGATGCAGAACCCGGGCGAGGAGCTCGACCTGCGCGACATTGTGCAGATGGCGACGACGCCGGTCTACGTCGTGCCTAGCGCAGGCTGGAATGACACCTCGCCGTTCATCTCGCTCAATTGGCGCATGGACGAGCTGTTGCAACTGGTGACCAAGACTTGCGAGGACAACGGGCTCACGATCGAGGTTTATCTGTGGGAACCCGGTATGCCGCAGCCGGATCCGTTCGCCGAGGCGACCAACCTGCTGCGCATTCCGACGATCGTCGTCGACGTCAAAGACCGTATGCAGGTCACCGGTATCACGGGCACGGCGTTCGACGGTTTGCAGCGCACGTTCGTCGACCTGCTCGGCTCGATGTTCGGCGAGGCGCTCAAACCGTTCCTCGACCCGAACAACGAAGCCGCCTACGCACCCGACGGGGTGAACATCGCCCCGGTGCTCGGCGTGCACGCGATCAAACCGTGGTGTGTGTTCAACGCCGACCATCCCCGCTCGGGCGTGAGAGGCGTTGTGTCGCACCATCATCCGATCGCATGGCGCACGATCACGGGGGGGAAATCACCCGCCTGGCTGAACTCGCTGGTAGACGCTACTCTCGCCTGGCTGATCGACATGATCACCATCGTGTTGGGCGTGACCGGTGTGCCCGGAACGATTCTCGACGGCGCGTTTCACGACATTGCGTTCGCGTTTCAGCAGACCGACAACTTTGATCGGCGGCTCAAGCTCGGTCTGTACGGTCTGCCCGAGGTGTTCATCCCGACCGGTTCGGGCAGCTACACGCTCGAGGCGTTCTTCCAGCAGAAGTCGGCGCAGTACGACACCCGGGGCTATGTGTCCGGGCAGCTCATCGTCGACAACTGTTTTCCGTATGAGCTTGGGCGAGACACGTTCCCGGGTGCGCTGGCGACGTTCATCCGGCGCGGTCGCGTCGTGACCGACTTCATCGAGAACGCGACGCTCATCGAAAACCGGGGCGAGGCAACGCAACTGCAATTCCAGATCGGCGACGGTAAGGCCGAGGAGGCGCCCGCCGCCAAGTTGCAGCGCCGGTTCGGCGATCTCCAGGCGGGCGTAAACATCGCGCTCATGGCGTCATAACCACTGAGAGACAAGGTGACTCATGGCAATCATTGTTGACGAGGACAACGGCACGATCAGCTTCACCGAGTGCACTGTGACGTTCCCGTACGGGTTCAGCGTGTCCTCGGGCGTCGGCACGATCGTGATCACCCCGGCTGGGGGCGTGGCCTCGTTCCCGCTGGCGATCCAAGGCGCGAGTGGTCTGCCGCCGAATATCACGATGGCGTTTCACGTGATCGGACCCAACGACCCGCTGCCGGATCCGAACCCCGAGATGACGGTTATCGACGAGGGTGGACCTGGCGAGGCCGCGCACTACCACTACGACTGCTATGTGCAGAAGGGCGACAAGGGCGACGCCGCCTCGTTCAATTTCCTCGACGCCGACGACCTCGACGACGCCGAGGATCTCGCCGAGGGCGACGTCAGCGCCGACGGCTATGTGCTGTCCTATGCCTACCCCGGCACCGGCACGCCCGGAATCCGGTTCATCCCGCAGAAGACCGGCGACATTCGAGGCCCGTCGGCGATCGCGGCGACCGCGTGGTCGAACACCGCGATCCGGCTGCTGTGCGCGGTCGCGCTGGAGGCGAAGCCGTTCCCGCGCAAGGTGTTGCCGACGGGCAGCGTCGTCGTCACCGGTTCGGCAGATACCCGTGTTGATCTCGTGGCCTACCTCGGCGACCCCGACGACGGCGGTGTCGAGATCGGGCGCGCGTTCGGGCAGGCGGGCGCCGCGCCGCCGCCGCTGGTGATGGCTGGTGGTCCGCCCGCGACCACGGCGGGCGGCAACGCGAACTATGCGATCGTGCCCGCTGGGCAGTCGGCGACGGTCTATTTCCGCGCCGAGCAGAAGGCGTCGTCGTCGAACAACTGGGCAACCGCAGGCGCACCGGACGGCGCCCGCGCCGGTGTCGTGGTGGTCGCGGTCTAAATGCCCGATATGCCAGAGATCCCGGGGTTCAACCTCCCCGCGACGTCGTGGCCCGGTAGCGGCTTTAAAGGCGGCATCACCCCGGGCGAGTGGACGCAGGAGCGCGTCGACGCCTACCGCCAGCAGATCATCGAGCTCATTCTGCGGCAGGTCGTGCTCGCGCTGCGCAACACGCTCAACCCGGGCAAGGCGTTCGATCAGCTGCGCGACTGGGCAGACACCCTCGGCGACGAGTTCGTCGACCAGATCCGCGACAACGCCGGTATCGACCTGTCGTCGTGGGAGGCGTTCGTCGCGTCGCTCGACGACGACCGGGGCATCGACCTGCCGTTCCTCGCCGCGTTCATCGCTGGGGCGCAACAGTTCTTCGGCGCAATCGACTTCACCGACCCCGATTTCGATCCCGAGGACGCGGCGCGCGAGTTCGTGCGCACGATCGTGCAGCCGTTCCTCAACATCGTGTCTCGGATCCTGCCGGGGCTGTTGGGGCCGCTGCCGATTGGGCTGCTGACCGACGAGAAGCTCACGCTGCTCCTCGAGGGCGGGTTCGACGACCCGGTGACCATCGTCGAGGGCTCGGGCTGGACTCACGACGCGACCGACGGCGCCACAACGCCCCTCGGCTGCGCCGTGGTCGAGTGCGACGGGCAGTGGCACATCATGAGCACCGAGCCGCAGCCGGTCTCGCCCGGTTGGGTGCTCAAGGCGGGCGCGCAGGTCAAATACGAGAACGTCGAGGCCGAGCCCGAGTCGAACGCTGTGCGCATCGAGCTCGTGCCCTACAACGGCGACACACCCGGCGTGGCGGTGTGGCTGGCGAGCGACGAGTCACCGTCGGGCTCGCACGACTGGGACGAGCTCAACGCCTGGGGCAGCTACACCGTGCCCGCCTCGGGCGTCACTCACGTGTCGGTGCAGACGGTCGTCTCCGACGAAGCCACCGCTGGCCGAGTCAAGGCTGACAATGTGTATTTGCAAGCGACGCAGAAGATTCCGCAGGCGTTCACCAAGGATCTGCCCGAGGATCTTTCGAGCCTGTTCAACTGGCTCGGAACGCTGATCGACTCGGCGCTCGACGCGCTCGGCATCACGCCGGTAGGCGATCTGCTCGACCGCATTTTCGACCTGTCCGACGAGCTCGAATGGATCCAGCAGAAGGCGCGCGACGGCGCGCAGGACGCGCTGACCGCCCTCGGCAACCTGTCGACGCTGGCGACCGACCTGCTGACGAACCCGGCTGCCGTGATCGGCACGATCCCGCAGTCGCTCGTCGGCGGGCTGGAGACGACGCTCAATCAGATCCGCGACGTGTTCAACGGTCTCGTCGTGACACCGGTCAACTCGGTGGTCTCGGCGATCAAAGATTGGTTTGACCAGTGGTTCGGCGGCGGCTCTACCAACGCGATCCCGCTGTCGCAGAAGGGCGCCGCCAACGGCGTTGCGCCGCTGAACTCGTCTACCAAGCTCGCGACGTCGTATCTGGAGACCGACGTAGCGAACGGTGTGCCAAAGCTGAACAGCGCTGGGAAGGTGCCGACCTCATCGCTGGTGACCAACACAGCGGGCGGTGTTCCGGTGCTAGATGCGCTGGGCAAGGTCGGCAACGGTCAAATGCCTGATCTCTCAGCTATGTACGTGCCTAGCTCTGCAAAGGGCGCTGCGTTGGGAGTGGCACCGCTGAACTCAGAGTCGGTTGTCCCACTGGAGTACTTGCCTGCCGAGGTTGGCGGTTCCGGTGGTTCTGGTGATGGGCGACCGTGGGTCATACTGTCGCTTTCAGCGAGCCAGTCGATCCCGTCAGCCAACGCCGTTAGCAAGCTGTCCGGTTGGTCGCAAAGTGGCACGGCATCAGTGACCTTCACCGATGGAACCAATACAGAATGGACGTTCAATCTGCCCGGTTTGTGGCATATCGAGGTCACTGCCAGCTTCAATCATGCGTCCACATCCACGGGGCTACTCCGTACGCAGCTGATCCGAGGTCTTGTTCGCCATTCAGGACTAGAACTGGATCAAGAGACTGATACGCGCTCGCCCGCACCGGGTTTGATCGGAACGCGAGGCAAGATAGTCACAACGCAGATGGTGACCGACGTAGAGATTAATTCGCTGCCCAGCGCAGGCGCCATTAGATTGGGCGAGGAAGACGTTTTCAGTGTGGCCGTCTCGCAGTCCACGGGGTCGTCGCGAGACGTGGTGGGGCTCGTGCCCTACGGGATTGGCGGCTCACACGTTCTTTGCATGTATCTAGGCGCGGTGTGATGGCTTGGTCGCCGAATCCCACTGTGCCGCAGCGCGAGCACGAACCGGCGTGGTTCCCGACGCCGCAGACACCCGCGCCGGTCAATCACCGACCCGCGTGGTTCCCGTGGTATCGGGTCACCGCAACCGATTCCGGCGTCGGCGAAGACGGCGCGCTGATCGTGCCACGCCTGCTCGCCGCCGACACCGGTATCGGTACCGATGTGGCATCGCTGCCGCGCGTCGGCACACTCGGCGTCGACACCGGTCGCGGCGCTGACTCGGCGCTGATCGTGCCCGAGCTGATCGGGCTCGACTCGGGCGTCGGCATCGACGAGGCGGCGGGCATCGGGTTGCACGGCGTCGACTCGGGCGTCGGCGCCGACAGCGCGGGTTCGATGAAAGCCGGTATCGCAGTTGTTGACTCGGCGATCGGCGCCGACATGCTCGCCGAGCTCAAACCGGGTTTCATCGGCACTGATTCGGGGCTGGGCGCCGACTCGGGCACGATCGCGTTCACTCCAATGTCGCCGGTCGCGACCAGCTACACGACTGCAGGCACGTTCACCTACACGATTCCGGTGTGGTGCCGCTACATCGACATCGTGCTCTGCGGCGCGGGCGCTGGCGGTTCCGGCGGTGCTGGCGGGTTCGGTGTCGGCTCGGGCGGCAACGGCGGCGCATGGGCTTCTTGGACCATCGAACGTGGTGTGCATATCCCCTGGACTGCAACGACGATCACCATCGTCGTCGGTGCTGGTGGAGGGGGCGGCTCGGGCGGTGTGCTCGGCGCCGATGGGTCGCCAGGCCAGCAGTCGACGGCTTCTGTGTCTGGCTGGAGCCTGGCCGCTGCAGGTGGCACCACCGGAGGGTTCGGGTCTGGGCAGGGTGGCAAGTCACCCGGAAATCACAGCTTCAACGGCTCGACGTACATCGGTGGTAGCGGCGACAGTGCCCCACCCGGGTCAGGCGGGCGCGGCGGTAACGGCGGCTTGTTCTCTGGGTCAAACGGTTCGACCGGCGCCCCCGGTGGCGCTTGGGCGCGTGCCTATCAGTAAGAGGAGAAACAGAAGTGGAGCTGTTCGTTCCCTGCCCATTGTGCGGATCTGATGTTGCGGTTCCGCTACTCAGCGAGGGCGACCATGTGCGCGCCCCAGATCTGTTGCCCAACATGAACTCTCACGTCATCTCGGTTCACGAGATGGACGTGAGCGGGATGTAACGAAGAGAGGGTTTCAATGGCCACGTATGAAGCTGCCCACCGGCGCGCCTGCGCGAGCGCGATCTGCGCGCTCGGCAACCGAATCGGGCTGTATTCCAACAGCACTCGCGTCGGCACTGTGTACGCAGACACCACCTGGGGATCCGCTACCGACATTAGCGAGGGCGGTGTGGCTAAGGCGCAGGTGACCGGCACGACCGTGACAATCACGATCCCGGGCGGCACCGTCTCGAACGGCACGGTCATCAATGGGTACGGAGTGTTCAACGGCTCGACTCTGCTGCGTCGCGAGACATTGCCCGCGTCGATCACCGTCAACGACGGTTCGCAGGAGCTCAAGGTCGACGTGACACCGCGATTCAAGTATTGGGGCGAATGATGGACCGTTACACCGTGTTCGGCATCGAGAAGCCGTTTCCGTGGGTCGGTGTCGCCCTCGCCGCCGGTCTGCTCGGCGGCGGGATCCTCACCGCGCTGCTGTCGTGGGCGTTCGCCACCGGCACGCTGCCGTTCCTCGAAAAGATCATCGACGACCGCCCCAGCTTCTAGCCCGCATCCACACCAGCCCCGCCGCCTCGTGCGGGCGGGGTTTCTTTATGCCAGAAAGGATTTGAACGCTATGCCGATCTTGCGCGCGAACGTCGACTACGCATTCGCCATTGCCCGCGCCCGCGACAAAAAGCCGTACGGCTACGGCGGTGTCTGGTCCAAGACCGATGTGAACCGCACGACCGACTGCTCGGGCATCGTCACGCACATTCTCGACGCGCTCGTCAACGGCGAGAAGATGGCATGGTCGCGCCACGGGCTGTCGACCGAGGCATATCGCTACGTCGGTCCCGCTGGCTCGCGTGGCCCGTTCGGCACGATTCGAGTCGGTCGACCGCAGGACATTCCCGCCGACGCCGCGCTGCGGATCGGGCTACAGCACGGTCCGGGCGGCGGCGCGAACTCGCACATGGCCTGCACGCTCGAGGGCGTCGCGATCGAGTCATCGGGCAGCTACGGGCAGCGCGTCGGCGGACCGGCGCGCGGTTACAACCATTCGATGTTTCACGATTGGTTCTACCTGCCCGGGCCGATCGTGGGCAGCGGAACATCAACGCCCGCAACGCCTACTGCACCTGGGGCGATCTACCTCGGTAGCGACTGCTCGCGCTACGAGTGCACCGGCGAGCGCGTCAAGGCGCTGCAAGCTCGCCTTAACCGCGACTACCCCGCCTATTCCGACCTCGACGAGGACGGCGAGTTCGGGCCGCTGACCGAGGCGGTCGTGCGCGAGTTTCAGAGCCGCTCGAACCTCACGATCGACGGCATCGCCGGACCGGCGACCCTCGCCGCGCTCGGCTTGTCATTCCAGCAGCAGCCCGCCGCGCCCGCCCCGGCACCGGCGCCCGCCGCCCCGAAGCCGGTCGTCGTCGGACCGGCTGACGATCAGTTGACAATGCGGTTCAACTGTCTCGGCGGGCAGACACTCGTCGAGGCGGTCGCCGAGATCCGCGACAAGGTGCTCGGCACCGACGATCGCGGCAAGCCCGGTGTGGTGATGAAGTGACCGAGCTTCGCGTCGGTTCGTCCGGGCCGCTGGTCGCCGCCTGGCAGCAGGCGATGGTCGACCGGTTCGAGGCGTATGCCCTCGCCGCAGACGGCGGGCCGCTGCGCGTCGACGCCTATTTCGGCTACGACGACGCGGCGGTGCAACGCGAGTACGAGCGCCGAACCCAGCAGTGGATCGACGGGGTGGTATCCGAGGGCGACCTGCGCGCCCTCGGACTGCTCGACACCCCGGCGACTAGGCCGCGCCACCTGGCGATCGTGTTCCGGGGCACCGGTGGTGTGATCGGGCAAGACTACGTTTCGCGCGTCTGCCAGGGCGCCGCCGATCTCGTCGAGGAACGAAACCCCGAGTGGGCTGCCAGCATGGGCGGGCTGCCGCCCGGGGCGCCGAACTCGCCGTCGATGAACAAGGCGGTTCAGGTCGCCGTCGCGTCCGGCGCCGCCGAGATCCGCTCGGGCCGCTCGTTCGTGCTCGGCGGTTACTCGGCGGGCGCGATCGTGGCATCGCGGCTGCGGGCGATGCTCGAACCGGGGCAGCCGCTCGCCGAGTACCGCGAGAACTACGTGTGCGGGTTCGCGCTCGGCAACCCGTCGCGCCCGTTCGGGCACACCTACTACCTCGGCGCGATCCCGAACGGTCGCGGGATCTCCGATTTCCAGTTGCCGCGCTCGTGCTGCACCTGGGACTGGTGCGAGCTCGTGCACCCCGACGACATGTATGCGAACGTTCCGCTCGGCGACGCGGGCGACATCATGACGGCGATCTATCAGGCGGTCGTCGACGTCGAGCTGTCGGATCCGCTCGGCACGCTGCGCGCGATCATCCGGGCGATCCCGACGGTGCTCGCCGAGGCAGGGGTGAGTGTGCCGCTGCTGGCGCACGCCGGACTGTCGGCGGGCAACCCGGTCGAGATGGCAGGCGTTGCGCTGCCGGTGCTGACCTCGACCCTCGGCGGGCTCGTCGGCGGCGCCGTAGGCGGGCAACTGACCGGTCCGGCTGCCGCTGTGCAGGCCGCGATCGTCGCGCTCAAGTTCGCCGTCGCGGGCACCGCGCCGCACATCAACTACCACGCCTGGGAGGTGTGGCCCGGGCAGACCTACCTCGGTCTCGCCATTCAGCACGTCCGCGACTGGGCAAGTCGCACGCCCGTCCGCGCATGACACACAGAAGGGAACCCAATAATGTGGACGCTTAAGTTCTGGAAGGACGCGAGCGAGCGTGCGGTCAAGAGTGCCGCGCAGGCCGCGATCCTGGCGCTCGGCGGCGAGGCGTTCAACGCCTGGACCGTCGACTGGCAGACCGTCGGCGGCATCGCCCTCGGCGGTGCGGCGCTGTCGCTGCTGACGTCGCTCGGCTCGGATCTGCTGCCGTTCGGCACCAAGGGCACCGCCTCGCTCGCCAAGCTCGACGGCGAGGGCAGCGCCCGGTGAACCTGTCCGACGCGCTGCGCACCGCCGCCGAGGTCTACAACCCCGACGACACGATCGACCTGCTCGGGCTGTTCATCATCGGCTTGCCCGGTTCGCTGCCCGCGATCGCGGCGCTGTGGGTAACGATTCGAGGGCAGCGCAGGGGACGCGCCCGCGCCCAACGTGTCGACGCGAAAACCGACGAGATCCACGAGCACGTCGTCAACACGCACACCTCGAACATGCGCAAGGATCTCGACGACCTGCGCGAGCTCGTGGTCGACGGGTTCCGGCGCGTCGAGCGCGATATCGGCGGGATCCGCGAGGAGATCCGCACCGAGCGCAAGGAACGCATCGCAGGCGACCGCCGCGAATAGCCAAGGCGCCGACGACGACGAAACCGCCCCCAGTCAACTCGACTGGGGGCGGTTTCGCGCATACGGCGACGGTTCAGGCTGCCGTCACCGCCGCACCTGCGGCGCCCTCGACGGGCTCGGCGATCTGGGCGAGCAGCCGATCGGTTACCCGCGTGGCAGGGGCGACGCGGAACGGGTCGAGCCGCTCGATTCCCTCGGCGCGGCGCTGATCGGTCACGCGCGTATATATCTCGGTGCTGGTAAGGGACTGGTGGCGCATGAGCTCCTGCACGGTGCGCAGGTCGACGCCCGCCTCGAGCAGCGCCGTTCCGAACCAATGCCGCAGGCAGTGCGCCGAGCCGACGACCCCGGCGCGGATCATCGCCTCCTTAATCGTTCCCGAGACCGACTCGCGGCGCTGGTGGCCGCGATCGGGGCCAGGGAACCAATGACCCCGACGGGGCATCTGGTAGGCGATCTCGACGACCCGGTGGTGCAGCGGCAGCGTCGCGGTGACGTTGCCCTTGCCGGTCACGGTCATCGTGCGCTCGATCAGGTCGAGGTGCTCGCCCTTGATCTGGGCGATCTCGTGCACGCGCAACCCCTGAAACGCGGCGAGCAGGATCATCGCCTTGGTGCGCTTGTGCGCCCGCACGGCGAGTAGGCGCTGCATGTCGAGGTTCGACACCGGGCGCGGCACACTCTTCGGGCGCTTGGGGCGCCCGATCATCACCATCGGGTTGTCGTGCCGGTGCCCTTGTTGCTGGAGCCATAGGAACCACGCGCTTAGCGCACCGTAATAAGTCCAGCGCGTTCGCGCCGACCATTGCCCGCCCTCGGCGAGCCACGACACGATGTGTTCGACTTGCGCGAACTCGGGTTCGACTCCGCACCACGCCGCCATGCGCCGCACTGTGGCGACGCGCTCGTCGACTGTGCGCGCGGAGAGTGATTGCGCGAACTGCCATGTGCGCCACCGATTCACCATTGGGAACTGCCCCTCCCGTTCACTGCTGACCAACCGGTACGAGCCGGTTTGCCGAGGTGTCATCTAGATCACCTCCCCGGGTTCGTGGGGCACATATTAACCCTTGCGAAAGAAAAGGTTGCTGAATGGTTCGGCTAGGCCGCGAGCTCATTCGGACCCTCCTGGCGGAGGGGGATCACGGGCGCATCGGATAGGTTGCCGAAACCGCCCGTTTTGGTGGTCTGATAATGAATAGGTCGGGGGTTCGATTCCCCCAGGCGGCTCCCACCATCGCCGTCCGGTCCGCTATCGGGCTGGACGGTACCATTTGCTAGCCATTCAAACGGCACCCCGGTCTTAAACGCCCAAGCGATAAGCATTGCTCGCTTGGGCGTTTTGCCGCGCCCATTCATCCACGCGCTGATCGTGTTCCGGTGCAATTCGAGATGGTCTGCCATCTCCTGGACGCTTACGTCCGCCACGCGCAGCGACTTCGCCAAACGGTCGGCGAGATCCCACTGAGGGACCACGCCTCCGATGTCAGTGCTGATGCTCATGCAACAACTGTTGCACGCCCCTAGACCCTGCGCAAGTTTTTGCGCGCAGTACCCCGAAACGACACGAATGAAATTTCCCAAGCTGATGCTCTTGCGTTGTGCAATGCACAACGTTTATGGTTCGGCACATGCCAACCACAACACCTCAAACGGGTGCAGCGACCGAGATCGTTGCATCCGAAGCCTGCCGAATCCTCAACGTCGACCGCTCGACCCTGCTGCGCTGGGTCGCCGCCGAGAAGGTCACCCCGACTCGCAAGCTGCCCGGTAGCACGGGCGCGTTCCTGTTCGACCGCGACGCGATCGAGGAGCTCGCCGCCGCCCGCAAGACCGCCCGCGAGTCCCGCAAGGCCAGCGCATGAGCCGCACCGTCGCCGAACTCGTCGCCTCGATCGCCGCGCAGGTGCGCGAACTGGTCGGCGACCGCAGCGAACGCGGCGAGGCGTCGCTGTACTCGCTGGCGATCCTGCACGGATTGCAGGACAAGCACTTCTATGCGGGCACCGTGCCCGCCGCGACCGTCGCCGAGCGCCGCCGCCGTAACAAGGTCGCCCGCCGCTCGCGCCGCATCAACCGATTGGCGGCTCGCCGATGAGGACCATTCCTGACCCGGGCCGCGCCTCGGCGTTCTTCGGCGCCCTCGACCGCACCGCCCCGACGTCGACCACGCAGGTGTTCGCCTACCGCGCCGCGCCCGTGCGCGTCGTGCTCATCGGCGGCGAGCCGTGGTTTGTGCTCGCCGACCTCTGCAAGGTGCTCGACATCCGCAACGTCAAGGACGTTCGGGATCGCTTAGCGGATGGGGTAGATCAGACCTACCCCATCGCTGACAGCCTCGGTCGCACGCAGCAGGCGACCATCGTGTCCGAGTCGGGCATGTACGAGGTTGTCATCCGCTCGGACAAACCCGAGGCGGTCGCGTTCCGCCGCTGGATCACCGGCACCGTTCTCCCCGAGATCCGCCGCACCGGCGCCTATGGCGCACCGGTGGCGCTGCCCGATCGCAAGACCCTCGCGCAGTGGGTCGTCGAGGCCGAGGAACGCGCCGAGTCCGAGGCGCGCGCCCGCATCGAGGCCGAGGCCCGCGCCAAGGAGCTCGAGGCGCCCGCCGCCGCGTGGAAACACCTCGCCTCGGCTGAGGGCGACTACGAGGTCGCCGACGCCGCGAAGGTGCTCTCGCGCGACCCGAATATCAGCATCGGGCGCGATCGCCTGTTCTCGTTCATGGCCGCTGAGGGCTGGATCTACCGCAACCGCGCAAGTGGCCGCTGGCGCGCCTACCAAACCCAGATCGACAACCGGCGCCTCACCGAGCGGTTCGGCAGGCCGTACCTGCACGAGCCGTCCGGCGAAATGCGCCTCGGCGATCCGACGATCCGCATCACCCCGAAGGGCATGGTCGAGCTGCACAAGCGACTCGGCGGTTCGGGGCAGGTCGCGCAGGTGGCCGCATCATGAGCGACGAGCCCTACGCGATCCGCGTACTACAGCGCGTCGAGGGCGCCGCCGCCGCGTTGCACGCCAACGCCGACGAGGACACCCGCGCCGCGCTGGTCAACATGGCGTACCTGTACCACGGCGTCACCGAGGCGCTCGCCGCGACGTCGCGCGAAATCGTGGAGTACGCCAAGGCGGTCGAGATCGCCGAGACCGCCCGCGACGAGGCACGCGCCGAGGCGCAGGCGTTGCGCGCCGAGCTCGACGAGCTGCGCCAGGCGCTCGCCGAGGGCATCGCCGAGGCGGTGAGCCGGTGAGCGACTACCTCGACGCCTCGGGACTGACCGACGCCGGACTGCCCGACGAATACCTCGACCTCGACGAGCTCGACCTGCCGCGCTCGACGGCGCCGCAGTGCGAGCACCCGCCCGTCGACTGCACCGCCGAGTGCCGGGGCGTGCGCGCCCGCTCAACGGTCGCGCGGATCCTCGTCACGCTCGGCACGACGCTCGTCGCGTTGGCGCTCGTGCTGGCGCTCACCTTCGGGGCGGTGCTCGCATGATGACGCTTGTCGACCGGTTCAACTCGTCGATGAACGAGGCGATTCACGTCGTGCTCGCCGAGGTCGGGCACGTGGTCGAGGCGTTCCTCGAGCCCCTCAGCCGTAAGGCGATGGCGAACGCACTCAACCGCGACTACGGGTTCACCTACGACGACGCCGTGACCGCCGCTGCCGACGCGCTCGCCGAGGCCGAGGCGGAAAACGAAGTGGCCGAACCGGATCCGTACCGGCTGCCGATCACCATTCGCGAATACGTGCCCGCCGCCGAGGTCCGCCTCGACGACCTGGCGGCGCACATTCTCGCCGTGCCGCTCGGCGGTCATCACCTGCTCTGCCACAACTGGGCCGAGCTCATCGCGGGCGCTCTGCTCGACGACTTCCACATCACCAAGAAGTAACCCCGCGCCGCTGCAACGGCGCGGGGCTCGCCACCCAACAACCCACGAGAGAGAGGTTCATTGTGAGCAACAACAGCGTACCCAACCGGATCCGCCCGATCTGGACACCGGAGGACGCCCGCGAAGCCGCCGAAGAGGCCAAGCGGCACGAACCGGTGCGCCTGCGCGACTGGGCATGGGCGCCCGCGCTGATCACGCTCGGGATCCTCGGCGTCGGTCTGCTGACCGGCTGCACCCGCACCGCCGAGGGCACGCCGGTGGTCGCCAGCGAGCCGACGACCTCGACCGCCGCCGCCCCGACGTTGAGCGAGCAGGAGATCACCGACCGGGCGTTCATCGCGACGCTCGATGGGCAGGGCATCACCTACACCAGTCGCGAGGATGCGATCGCGGGCGGGCGCGCCGTCTGCGAACTCGTCGCCGAGGCCGACGGCAATCTCTACACCACCGCGCTCGCGGTCGCTGCGGGTACCGAACTGTCGCTCGAAAACGCCGCCTACCTCGTCGGCGCCTCGACTGCCGCCTACTGCCCCGAGTACCTCGACGACATGGAGGGCGGCAACTGATGGCGCGGCGACCGAACCTATTGCGGCGCAACGGTGTCGGCACCGAAGATTCCCTCGGCGTGGCGCACAACGCGACCGTGATCCCGCGCCACAGCGCGATCTTCGGCGACACCTATCAGCCGGTCTGCTCGTGCGGATACCGGGGCGGGCACTACGTCGGCGAGCCCCGGGCGATGGCTGCCGCCGAGGAACACGAGGACCGGGCAGCCGGACGGCGGGTGACGGTCAAGTGAGCATCACGATCACTCGCCACGCCGGTCCGCTCGACCTCGGGCGGATCCGCGCGATCGACGATCGCGGCACTATCGCAATGGCGCTCGAGGTGAACGCAACCCCGTTCGGCAGTGAGCGGTACTGGCAGCTCGCGGTCATCCGCACACCGCCAGGTCTGCCCGAACCGGTGGTTTACCCGCGCGTCGAGGACGAGCACGACGCCGTGACGTGGCTGCGCTACCTCGCCGAGCTGGTGACCCGCGCCGAGCACGCCGAGGCGGTGACCGAATGATGCGGCGCAGCAAGGGGTGCCACTGGCCCGCCGAGGGCCGCCCGAGCGTGTATGCGATCCGGCACCGGCTGCACAACGAACTACGCCCGACAGGGCGGTTCCTGTGCGGCGCTGAGATTCACGAGCGCAAGGGCGTCGAGTACCTCGTGTTCAAAAACCTCACGATCGCGACGAACGGGCCGGACAACGGCGACACCACCATCGGCGAGCTGGTGGTCGAGCTGCCCGCCGACACCGGCGAGCTACCGGCGATCGGCGGTGCACAGTGACCGCGCCGACGCGCCGCCCGCTGTGCCCGGTGTGCTGGCAGCCGGTCTCGCCGACCACGAAGGCGAACATCGCGCGGCATTTCGACGCGATCCGCGCCGACGTGTGCCCCGGATCCGGCGAGCCCTACCGGCTCACGATCGAACGCCGCCCCGAGTTCGTCGGAGTGCAGTCGTGACCGCCGTCCGCTGCCGCATGTGCGGAAAGTTCTGGGCGTTCACCGGAAACCCCGACCTGTTCGAGGTCATCAGCCGGTACTGCCCGCTGTGCATACCGTTCGCCCCTCACGCGCGAGGTGCAGCGTGAACCCCACTGAGACAAACGAATTGGACGACTGGAGCACCGACGAATGGTGGCTCGACAAGGGACATGAACTGAAACCGCGCAAGCGCTACGGCAGGGAGAGCCGTTACTGCCCCACCTGCCAGCGTGACGCGGCTCGACAGAGGAAGGCATCGGCGTGATGAGTTATGAATTTGAGACCGACGAGTGGCGCCGCGCCACGCACACCATGAGCGAGACCGAGCGCGCCGCCGCGCTCGGCGCCGGTCGACCGGCTGGGGTGATCGGCGACCGCGACGACGCCCGCGACGAGATCGGCGGTCGCCGATGACGACGACGGTTCCCGCGCAGGACGGTATGCACCGGTTCGTCGACGAGGACGACTACCACGCTGACCGGGGCTCGCTGTCGGTGTCCGGCGCGAAGCTGCTGCTGCCGCCCTCGTGCCCCGCCAAGTTCCGCTGGGAGCAGGACAACGGTCGAAAGCCCAAGAAGGCCTGGGACTTCGGGCATGTCGCGCACAAGCTCGTGCTGGGCAAGGGCGCCGAGTTCGAGGTGCTCGACCCCTCGGTGCACGGGCTCAAGGCCAATGGTGAGCCCTCAGAGAAACCGACCGCGACGGCGATGTGGCGCAACGCCGAGGCCGAGGCCCGCAAGCAGGGCAAGGTGCCGATTCACATCGCCGATTTCACCCGAGCCTATGACATGGCCGAGCGGGTTCGCCAGCACCCGACGGCAGGCCCGATCTTCGCCGACGCCGAGGGGCAGGCCGAGGTCGCGCTGTACTACACCGACCCCGAGACCGGTGTGCGGCTGCGCGGGCGGATCGACTGGCTCACAAACGATATCGACGACTACAAGACCTCGACGACGGCGAACCCCGCCGAGCTCAAGGTCAAGTTCTACAAGCTCGGCTATTTCATGCAGGCCGCGTGGTACATCGACCTCCTGGTCGCCCTCGGGTTCGCCGAGAACCCGCGATTCCGGTTCATCGTGCAGGAAAAAGAACCGCCCTATGTGGTGACGCCGATCGAGTACGACGACGACGCGATCGCCGAGGGGCGGCGCCGCAACCGCCAGGCGATCCGGCTCTATGCCGAGTGCATGGAAACCGGGCGCTGGCCTGGCTACAGCGACGACGTTGTGACCCTCAGCCTGCCCGCGTGGGGCGCTCGCGAGGCCGCTGCTGCGGCTGCCGAGGCCGACCAGGACGCCGCCGACGAACTCATTGCCGAACTGGAAGGGATGTTTCAGTGACCAACGCCGTTGTGAGGCAGTCACCCAAGCAGCGCACTCTCGCCAAGCTCATTAACGAGATGCGCCCCGAGCTGGCGAAGGCGCTGCCCAGGCACATCACGCCCGAGCGTATGGCGCGCATCGCCGTCACGGTCGTAAAGCAGAACCCGGCGCTGGCGAATTGCTCGCCCGAATCGTTCCTCGGCGCGCTGCTCACGGCGAGCCAGTTGGGGCTCGAGCCCGGGCCGACCGGCGAAGCCTACTTTGTGCCGTATAAGCAGGTTTGCCAGTTCATTCCGGGTTATCGCGGTCTGATCAAGCTCGCGCGGAACTCGGGGCAGGTCAAAGACATTTACGCCGAGGTCATCTACGAGAACGACAAGTTCGAGTACACGCTCGGGTTGAACCGCACGATCAACGAACACACGCCGCCGCCGCTGGGGCAGGATCGCGGCAACCCGGTCGGTGCCTACGCCGCCGCCGAACTCACCACCGGCGCGAAGCCGTTCGTCGTGATGACCGTCGCCGAGATCGAGGCGATCCGGTCGCGCTCGATGGCTGCCAATAACGGGCCGTGGGTGTCGGATTGGGCTGAGATGGCGAAGAAGACGGCGGTTCGGCGGCTGGCTAAGTGGCTGCCGTTGAGCGCCGAGTTCACCGCTGCTGCCTCGATGGATAGCTCGGTGCGCACCGACGTAGGGCCGCTGGAATCGGCGAAGATCGAGTTCGTCGACGGCGAGGTTGTCGACGACGACGGCGACGAGGCCGAGGCGCCCGCCGAGGCACCGGCTGACGCGCCGCCCGAGCCGGACACCGCCGCGCCGCAGATGGCGAGCAAGGAACAACTCAAGCGCCTCGCCGAGATCCAGAAGGCCGAAAAGTACAACGACGACGATTGGTTCGCGTTCCTTGCCGAGTCGGCGGGCGTGCAGGCGACCCGCGCCGCCGACCTCACGTTCGACGAGGCGAACCGCGTGCTGGAGATTTTCGACGGGCCGGTGAGCGCATGACCCGCCCGCCGAGCTACCACTACGCCGCCGCCGACGCGCTGCTCGCCGATCTGGCTGAGACGAAACCGGAGTCGTTCAAGTTCCCGTTCGTGCAGGCCAAGGTGCAGCGGGCACAGATTCACGCGCTGCTCGCGAACTCGCCGTGGTGGCCCGGTCTCGAGGCCGAGTTCGAGGAGTCCGAGCGCATCGTCGACTTCAACGGTCGCATCCTGCGCGAGTCGCCACGCCGCCAGCAGCCCACAGTCGAAACCCGCACGGCCAAAGGAGATCTCCTGTGAGCATCACCGTCGCAACCACCAAGCTGATCGAGATTCTGACCGACTCGCTGGCGACGGCGTGCAACTCGGTCGGCGGTGTGCACGTCACCACCAGTCGCACCCCGTGGGGCGAGGAACCCGGCGACGTCGACGTGCTCGTCGCGACCTCGACCACGAAATACGTTGTCGGACACACGTGGATTCCTGCCGACGGGCGGCTCACGCCGTCGGTGTGGCCCATCGAGTCGGTGTCCAACGTGCTCGCGATCTGCAAGTCGCTCGCCAAGGCGCGAGGCAAGGAGCACACCGTCGACATTCACATGACGACCGCCGAGCGCACCGAGGACAACCGCGACGACGATCACCCCGGCTGGACGATCACGCTGCGCGAAACCCCGGCGCTGTTCGACTCGGACACCGAGTTTCAGTTTCACGCGCACCCCGAGGCTAAGTTCCCGATCCGGGGCGTGCTGCACATGATGCGCGGGCAGATCCCGCCGAGCGACGACGAACCGGTCGCGCTCACGCCGTGGTCGCCGGGTGTGCTCGGGCCGCTGGTGACCGTGGCGAAACGCCGCAACATGCAGATCCGCATGTTCCGCACCGAGTCGCGCGGAATGCACATCGTGCAGATCGGTGACACGTGGATCGGGGCGGCGATGCCGAGCAAGCCGCTGCCGGGTGAGCCGACCAACCGGCCCGGTGTCGAGCCGGTACTGACCCACGAGCACGACCTCGAATCGACGCTGCGCGAAATGCGCGACGCCGGTATCCGCGTGACGGTCAACGATCCGCAGGGCGAGATCGGCAAGGCAGTCGGCGAGGTCGCCGGTCAAATGGAGCTCGACTGGGATGCGCAGCTGCGCAAGGCGATCGAGCTCGTCGTCGAGTCGCAGATGGGCTCGGCGTCCATGCTGCAATACAAGCTCGACGTCGGGTTCGCCCGTGCGCAACGGCTGCTCGACGAGATGGAGGCGCTCGGCATCGTTGGCGAGGCGCAGGGCAGCATGGCCCGCCCGGTCTACTTCGAGGCCGACGACCTCGCAGGCGCGCTGGCTGCCCTCGACTCGGCGGTGACCGAGTGACGGCGGCGCGGCTGGGGCAGGTTCCCGAGACCGCCGACGCCGACGCCGAGCGGGTGCTCGAGCTGCTGCGGGCGCTGCGGATCGACGACGACGCGGTGCGCGTGCTGACGATCCCGGGCAACCCGTACTCGAAATCGCGCCCTCGGTTCGGCAAGGGCGGGGCGTACCACAAGGACGAGGACAAGACCGCCGAGCAGCGCACAGCGGTCTATCTGCGCGCCACGGTCCGGCGCCGGTTCACCGGAAACGTTGCCCTGGCGGCGGTGTTCTATCGCAGCTCGGCGCAACGGGTTGACGCCGACAACCTGCTGAAACACGTATGCGACGCCGGTAACGGCGTGCTGTGGGTCGACGACTGCCAGGCGACCGCGACGACCGGTGTCATCGAGCTCGACCGCGACAACCCGCGCACCGTGATTGCTGTTGCCCCGCACACCAGCTCAATGGTGCGCGATCTCTCCACACCGAAACCCTCTACCGGAGGACTGTTCTCATGCTGATCTGGAGCTATCACCGGCACGTGCAGCGCACGCAAACCGCAGTCGGCAGGCGCGGCACCTACAGCGTTCAGCGTGTCGGCGACGAGTGGCTGCTGCAAGGCGCCGGGCACGACGGGCTCGACTTGCTCGAATTGCCCCCGGGGGGCAAGGAGTTCGCGTCGCTCGACGCGGCGAAAACGTGGGCGGGCGAGCTCGACCGCACGCCCTCGCGCGAATGGCAGGTGTCCGGCGCATGAGCACGATCAACGCGAGCGAGGACGGCGCCGAACCACTCGGCGAGGCACCCGAAATCACCGGCGCGGCGGTCGGCAGGCCGCGTGCTCGGCGGCGCGCCGGTTCCCTCGACGACCGCCAGGTCGAGGTGATCAACGCCGACGAGACCGTGCTGACAGTTCTCGTCTACCCCGACGGCAAGGTGCGGTTCCGCTCGAACCAACCGCGCGAGTGGGTCGCCGAGACATTGCAGACACTCGCCGACTCGTTGCGCAGCCAAGGCCAGGAGGGCGCGTGAGCATCCACTACCGCGACGACCAGGTAACCGTGCACCACGGCGACTGCCTCGACGTGCTCACCGAGCTGCCCGACGCCAGCGTCGACGCTGTGGTGACCGACCCGCCCTACGGGCTGGAGTTCATGGGCAAGGAGTGGGACGCGCCCTGGCGGAAAACGTCTGCGTCACATGCGCGTGCACGCGAACGCCGCGCCGCCGAGCTCGACGACCCGGTGAAGGGTAAGTACATCCGTGCAGGTGTGAACGCCTACGAGGCAGGGCAGCCGTTTCAGCAGTGGTGCACACAGTGGGCAGCCGAGTGCTTGCGCGTGTTGAAACCGGGCGGTCACATGTTGGCGTTCGGCGGTTCGCGCACGTGGCACCGGCTGGCGGCGGCGATCGAGGACGCCGGGTTCGAGGTCCGCGACTCGATCGCGTGGCTGTACGGCAGCGGGTTCCCCAAGTCGCTCGACGTATCCAAGGCGATCGACAAGGCCGCAGGCGCCGAGCGCGAGCAGGTACCAGCGACGGGCGGACTCCACAACAACGCGAACCTTAACGACGATGGCTGGTCCAAGATCGGCAGCAGTACACCAATGATGGATGGCCCCAGCCCCGCTACCCCCGAGGCCGCGCAGTGGCAGGGCTGGGGCACGGCGCTCAAACCGGCGTTTGAGCCAATCGTCGTCGCGCGGAAACCCTTGCAGGGCACCGTCGCCGCGAACGTGCTCGACCACGGCACCGGCGCGCTGAACATCGACGCCTGCCGAGTCGGCGACGAGGTGCGCGTGAACCCGCCCGGATCGACGAACCCGCGCGTGGCAATGGGCGACGGCTGGCGCGCCGACGCCGAGGCGCGCATCGCCGAGGGGCGCTGGCCGACGAATGTTGTGCTCGACGAGGCGCAGGCTGCCGAGCTCGACGCGCAGACCGGCACGCTGTCGAGCGGGAAAATGTATCCGACGCACACCACAGCAGGCCGACAGGTCTACGGGCAGAACGCCGCTGGCGGTTACGTCACCTCGGAGACGTACGGCGACAGCGGCGGCGCGTCGAGGTTCTTCCCGGTGTTCCGCTACGAAGCGAAAGCACCCGGAGCGGAACGTCCCAGCGTCGTCACAACGAAATTGCGTCTACGCGCGGACCTCACGCCGGAGCAAGTGGATCACGTGGTGGCTCGTCTGCGAGAGGCCGGTGTAGAGATTGACTGACTTTCTCGGCGCAACTATCAGGATCGTTGCGCAAATCGGATTTCCCACTGTTAACCCAATTGAGGTGATGCGCTAATGCGCGACTTCAACGTTGATGAGATCCCGGCGGACATCCGCCCCTATTTCGAGGAGGTTCGGGGTGCGTCCGTGGCGCACCCCACCTAGAGCCGTCAAACCGTTAACACTGATGCGCTGGCTCGTGCGGCTCGTCACCCCGCCGAACGGTGTTGTACTCGACCCGTTCGCTGGATCCGGCACGACCGCTGAGGCGTGCATTCATGAGCACAAGCGCTGCATCACCATCGAGCGTGAGGCGGACTATCTGCCGCTGATCGTCGCCCGATTGTCGAAACCAATCGAGGTCGGGTTCGACTTCGAGGTAGGCGCGTGACATGGACGCCCCCGAGCTTGCCGCCTGGCGGAATCGTCGCCGCTATCGCCGGTCGGCTTGGGGGCGTCCGCGTATGCCGATTCACCCTGGAACCCACACCAGCACAGGAGAAACGATGAGCGATCGGATCGCATCAACCATGGCCTCGGCGTTCGCTGCCGCTGGCGGATCTCACTCGCGCTACGGCGATCTCGCATTGGCGCAAATCGCCCTCGACGCGCTCAAGGCGAACCGCATTGCGGTCGTCGAGCTGCCCCAGCCTGACGGGCCCGACGACGACGGGCAGGTCTACTTCGGTGCGTGCCGTGACATCCGCGTCGACACCACCGCACCGCACGGACAGTTCCCGCGCATCTACGTCGACCACACGCCGTATGCCCCAGAAACGTTGCGCCGCGACGCCGCCGAGATGCTCGCCGCCGCACTGGAGGCCGAGAAGTGATCACCTACACGTGCGACTCATGCACGGCGCCGATCACCGGGCCGGTACGTCTCAGCGCCAACGACGGCGGTGAAAAGCACTTCTGCTCGCCGATCTGCCTGTCGGTGTGGTGGAACGGCCAGGGGCATGGCGAGGCGCACAAGCCGATCGAACCGCGCAGGCCCCAGCCACCGGCGCAGCCTCGGACGCGCCGCGCTCGCCCGCTCACGCCCGAGCAGGACACCGAGATCCTGCGCCGCTACAACGACGGCGAGCCGGTGCCCGCGCTGGCAGCCGAGTTCGACGTCGCGCAGCCGACGATCTACAAGGCGCTCACGCGCGCGAGATCCGCCGCGCCGCAGGCCCGCGACGCGCTCGCCGAGGTCGTCGGGCTGACGCGGCAGGTCGTCGACCGCGTGGTCGCCGCGCCCACGCCGGTGGCGAAACCTGCGCCGCAGCAGCGCAAGCTGACCGCACCGGTAACCGCTCGGTGCCGCGACTGCCCGCGCACATGGAATCTGACCGGGCGTGTTCTGAAAATGACGATCGACCTGCACGAGCACCAGCGGGGGCACGTCGTCGACGTCGAGGAGGGCGCGCTCGATGCGTAGCCCGGAGGACGTGCACCGCGAGCTATTGCAGTCGCGAGGTCTCGTTCCGCTGACGCTGTTCGACCCGCACAACCTCGATGACTGCTACGAGCCCACCGGTCTCGACGAGTTTCACCCCAACACCACGAGGAACCCCTGATGCTGCCCGATTGCGCGCTGTGCGGCTGCCCGCACCACGTAGGCCAATGCGCCTGCACCTGCCCCGGATACGAACCGCCCGAGGACGACGAGGCCGAGCAATGACCGAGATCGAGAAACGCATCACCGAGGTACTGCGCGCGACGCTGCCGCCGTTCGACGGGTTCGAGCACCAGATCGCCGCCACCGCTGCGCGAATCGTCGCCGAGCTCGGGTTCACGCAAGAGTTCGCCGCGTGCATCGAGGGCGAGGGGCAGGTGTGGCTCGTCGGCAACCGGCGCGGACTCAACCCCGCGACCGTGCAGCGCGCCGCCGCCCGCTACCGCGATGGGTTCGTCGGCACCGCGTGGACGACCCGGTGGGAGCGGGCATGAGCGACCCGAAGATCCGCCTGCTGTTCAGCCGCCGCGAGCTTATCGCGATGCAACGCTGCCCCGACTGCGGCTGGCACCCGAAAACGCAAGGGCACCACCCTGACTGCCCGAACCGCGAAACGGAGGAGTGACCGGTGCCTTGGTTCAACGTTGACGACGGGTTCGCGAACTCGAAACCCGTGCTGCGGATCCCGCGCCGCTATCGGTGCCAGGCGATCGGTCTGTGGACGCTCGCCGGTTCGTGGTCTGCCAAGGAACTTACCGACGGGTTCATTCCCGATCACACGATCGAGGAGTTCGCCGGAACGCCCGCGATCGCCGAGCATCTCGTGCGCGCTGGGCTGTGGACGAAGGTCGATGGCGGCTGGCAATTCGAGAACTGGGCGAAGTGGCAGAAGACCAAGGCGCAGGTTCTCACGTACCGGGCGGCGGACGCGCAGCGCAAGCGGAAATCGCGCTCGCGGTCTAAGTCGGACGCGAACTCGACCGTAAGTGAAGTTATGGAGCAAGTCTCCGGCGGCCTAAGTGGACTTATGGAGCAAGTCTCGACCCGCGAGTCGGAACATCGAGAAACGCGCGAGAGTCGTGCTGGCGGAGCCGAATCCGCTGGTATCGCGGGTGTGTCCGGTATGGACTCCGAACGGACAAACACCGGAGTCCCGTCCGGAATCCAAGCGGAGTCCAGACAACCATTACCAACACCATTACCAACACCATTACCAACTACTAAAGAGAGTGGCGCGCGTTCCGATTCGACGCACTTGCCAGCCGCCGCGCACAGCGCGTCGGGCTCACGCTCAAAAGCTGCGCGGGGTTCTCGACTGCCCGATGAGTGGATGCCCGATGACGAGACGATCGCCGCGATGCGCCAACAGTTCCCGAATGTCGATCTGCGGGCCGAGCACGCCAAGTTCTGCGACTACTGGCGCGCCAAGTCGGGCAAGGACGCGACAAAGCTCGACTGGAATGCGACCTGGCGGAACTGGATCCGCCGCGCCGCCGAGTCCGCGCCCCGCACGCCTGCGGCTGCCGCTGCCGCACCGGGCGGGCTCGGTAAGCCGTCGCAGAAGGCGATCGGTTGGGAACAAGCTGGCGCCGCGCTGCTCGCCGAGCTCGACGAGGTGAACCGGTGAACCTCAACGCGAGTCGCGAAACCGTCGCGGCGGTCATGCAGGTGCTCAAGATGGCGGCGATCCTCGACGACCGCATGGGCCAAGGTGATCCGGCGCGCGTCGCAGCGTGGTCCGAGCAGGTCGAGCGGCACAAGCTCACCGAGTCGGATCTGCTCGACGGGCTGCAGGCGTACTACGACGCGCCGAGCGACCGCGCGATCGGCATCGGCGACCTGATCCACCACGCGCGGCAGGCCCGCCGCCAGCGCACGCAGGCCGAGGGTCTCGATGGGCTCGAACGCCGCCAGGCCGAGCTCGACGCGATCAAGCCCGCCCCCGAGCCCGTGGTCGCGCTGCCGGGGTTCATCGGCGGGCAGGTCACCAACCGCACACCACGGTTCGAGGCAGCCCAGCAGGCGCTACAGGAGTGCTACGGGCGCGCCGAGTGCCGCGCGGCGCTCGTCGAGTATTTCGCCGCCAAGCGCGAGGCGCTGGGCATGGGCAAGGCACACAACCGCAACCACAACCGACAGGAGAATCACCGGTGAAGCTGTTCAAACGGCAGCCGACCGCGATCGAGCTGCACCACCGAGCGATCCGCGAGTGGCGCCGCAACCCGACGATCAGCACCTACGCGCTGGTCGACGGGCGCGAGGTGCGCAGGCGCGCTGTGGATCCGCTGACGCGCCTCGAGACCTTGCTCGATCGCGTGATGGCCACGGTCGCCGATGTGTGCGGTGTTCCCGCGCCGCGCCTCGGCGCCGTGCCGGACGCGCCGTGGCTGATCGTCGGCGAGGGGAGCGACCGGTGACCGCCTGCCAGGTCTGCGAGGGGCGCGCGCAGCTGTACTTGTGCCTCACGCACATCACGGCGCTACGCAACGCGCTCAACGATCTGCCGTGGTGGCTCGACCGCCTCGAGGAGGCGGTCGTCGGGCAGGTCCGGCTCGGCGACCCGGGGCGCCGGGGCACCAAGGCGCACGAACTCGACGCCTACACCGGGCCAGACGCCGCCGAAAAGCTGGCCCAGGCGCTCGCTGACGGACGTTTTCGGCGTTCGGTAGTACTTGCACTAGGCCGGGTCAATCCGAAGGCCTCACGGCTACGTGACAGGGCGCGCACCGAACTCGTGGTGTGGGTCCGGCACCTATGCGAGGAACGCGCCGCCAAACCACCGGCGAGCGTCGACACGCAGGAGCTCGCCCGCTGGCTCGGCAGGCACGTGCAGACGATCGCCTCCGACGAGCAAGCCAAGGCGTGCCACGACGCGATCGTCGATCTCGTCGACCGGATCCGCGCCACGGTCAACCGCCCCGAGCCGCCCGAGTATTGCGGGCCGTGCCAACACCAATTCACCGTCGAGGAACGCGCCCGCCGCATCGAGCAGCAGCTCGACGACCGCGCCGAGTGCCGCGTGCAGCTCTACGCCCGCCGAGGCGCCCGCTGGGTGCGCTGCCCCGAGTGCGGCACCGAGCACGAGGTCGAGGCGCTACAGGCCGCGTTGCTCGCCGAGGCCGACGAATACTCGTTCAGCATCAGCGACTTGAGCGATTTCATCCTGCCGAAGCTGGGAATCGAGATCCCGCGCCGCACCTTGCAGCACTGGGCGAAGATCGGCGAGCTCGTGCCCTCGGGCTACGAGGCGAACGTCGCCCGGTACCAGTTGGCGCACGTGCGCGACGTCGCCGGACGCAAGAGGCGGCGCCGCTGATGGCGCTGTTCACGCTCGGGCTGCGCGGACTGCTCGAATAACCGGTATTGCTTATTGGGACATTTCCGGTATCGTCTATCCCAACGCAAGCAACCGACGAGAGGAGTTCCCCAATGAGCGAGATCTTCGACCCTGCCGCGCGCACCGCCGACGAATGGCGCGCGCTCGCCGAGAAGGACGCCGCCGCCAGCGCTGAAAGCTGGGCGAGCAGCGACACCGACGGCTTCATGACGCAGCGCGTGCACAACGCCTACGCCCGTATGTACGAGCACCTCGCCAAGCTCGCCGAGGCGGGCAACGCCGCCGAGCTGCCCTGGCTGTTCGAGAAGGTCGGCGACGACTGGCAGCCGGTCGCCGAATGGCGCTGGGTGAACGGCGACTTCGGCGCGAGCGTCCGCATCGCCCGCAGCGGCGGCAAGGGAACGTTCTTCAACCCCAGCCAGGCCGAAAAGCCCTCGCTGCGCCAGAAGCGCGACGAGGCCAAGGGATTCCGCTGGGGCATCGTCAAGTGCGAGGTCGTCAGCCAGTTCGGCGCAAACCTCATGATCCGCAACACCCGCAAGGACGGCGCCGAGATCGCGGTCGTCACCAGCGCCGACTACGCGAACAACTGACCGCAACCGGGGGCGCGACCGGACAACGCGCACCAACCACCACCACCCAACAACCACCCAAGAGAGGAACCCCCGATGAGCACCACGACCTACGCCCCCGACCTGCACGTCGCGCACAACGGCGTCGTGCACGCCGTCGAACCGGGCACCCTGAGCACCCGGTGCCCCGCGACCCTGCCCGCAGCCGCGCAGATCACCGACGCGGCGATCGACTGCCCGACGTGCATCCGCAACGGATGGCACTGGGCCGGAAAGCCGCTCGTCGGCGGTCCGGGGTTCCTGAGCTGACCACCACGGGCGGGCCGGTTCGCCGGTCCGCCCGCCCCCGACCACACCAACCGAGAGGATCCGATGAGCACCTACCCGAGCGCCAACGTCGTCTCCCGCGCGCTGCGCCGCGACGCGGGCATCATCACCACGCGCTGGGACCGCCAGGGATACCACGTCAGCGGCGACGGCACCTATCCCGCCTCGATCAGCGTCGACCTCACCGACCTGCCGATCGAGAACCCGAACGTCAACGTGCGCGGCGCCCGCGACCTGCACGAGCACCTCACCGAGGCGGGCTGGCAGCTCGCACCGATCGCACCCAATCACCCGACTGCCGTAGCAGTGCTGCGCGTGCCCACGAACGCCGAACGCCGCCAGGCCGCGACCGCGAGGCAGGTTGCGCGATGAGCGCGCCGACGCGGCACCGGTGTGACACCTGCGGGCGCGAAGGCGCTCGTGGGTTCACGCACACCGTGCGCGGTGTGTACGTCTGCACCAACACCAACGCCTGCCAGCGTCGGCAGAACATGCCGATTTGGCGCGTTCGCGAACTCAACGCGAGGAAATCCGCCCGATGAAACCGAAAATCTGCGGGCACATCTACTGCCCCGACTCGTGCGAGGTCGTCGATCCTGCCGACGGGGCCGACGAACCGCCGCGCAGCAGCGAGCTCGTCGTGACGACACCGACCGGCGCCAAGCTCCGGTTACAGCCGATGGGGTTCGACGACGCCGGAAACCAACTGTGGCGCCAGCTCAAGGCGTAGGAGACCTGATGAACAACAACACGAAACGCGCTGGACGCCCCGAGGTCGGGCGCCCGGTGAACGTTCGGCTCGGCGACGACCTGCTCGCCGAGGTGGACGAATACGCCGCCGCCGAGGGCATCGCCCGCGCCGAGGCGATCCGGCACCTACTGCGCCGAGGGCTGAAACGGGGCAAGCGATGAGCGCCTCAGTCGCCGAATAAACTTATGCAACAACACGTTTGGTGTGACGCGTGATCGAAAACGCGCCTACCTGTGCTAACGTGATTCTTGCGCACGCAAACACTGCTGACGACTCGTGCCAACAAACGCCCCGGAGCCCCGGCCCGGGGCGTTTGTCGTCGGCGGGCAGCGCAGACCACACCACCACAGGGAGAACCCATGCGAAAGCGCATCGCGCTCGCGCTGATCAAACTGGCGCACAAGGTCTATCCGCCCAAGATCACCGAAACCCTCGGCGACGACGGGCAACCCGTTGAGGTCACGTTCGACCGCATCGTCGGAATGGCGCTCGACAAGGCTCGCAACACGCCGCGCCCGAAGTTGCCGAACGCTGCCACAGCAGCCGAGGTCTCGCCGTACGAGCTGGGCGTTGAGATGGCGAACCGCTCGCTCAAGTTCATGAGCGACGCGGCTGCCGCCAACGTCTCGGGCATCGCGCTCGGTCCCGATCCCGACATGGTTGCCCGCCTCGCAGCCGAGGAACGCATCGCCAAGGCGCGCCGCGACGCCTACTCGTTCGACTCGTACCGCGAGCAGCTCGACAAGATGCGCGCCGCGCGCAACCCGATCAACCGCAAGGGACTCGGGCCGCTCACGCACGTGAGGTACGACGAATGAGCGAAGCAACCGACCAGCTCAAAGCCGCCCTGCCCGGTCTCGTGCACCCCGAGCTCGGTCCCGTGATGCTCGTCAACTTCCAGACGTTCCCCGGGCAAGACGAGGAACAACAGGGGCAGATCAAGACGTTCACGCAGACCATTGCCGAGGCAATCGAGCACACGCTCGACGACCGAGGGTTCGTGATCGTCCCGAAAACACGGCTCGCCGAAGCACCCAAGGCAGGCAGCTACACGCAAGTCACGCTGCACTGCAAGGTGTGCGGCGGTCCGCTGCTCACAACCACCATGAGCGCAGACGGGCTGATCAGCATTCCGCCGCGCGAGATCAACCCCGATTGCGAGACCCGACATGGCGCAGCCTGACATGCACCAACTCGCCCAAGAGCTCATCAACTCGCGCCCGCAAGTACCGCCGCAGATGCTCGGCTCCCTACCAGTTCCCGGCGATCGGCAGGCCGCGATCGCGCTCATGCCCGCCGAGACCAAGCTGCGCGTATCAGCCATGATCGTCGAACGCATGGCCAAGGCGTACGGGCTCAACGCCGAGATCACCAACAACGGCGACAGCCTCGATATCCGCATCGAGGCGCCCAAGTAGGGCAATGGCTCGCAAGGCCAACACCACCGACAAAGGGCTCGGCTGGGCGCACCAGCAAGACGCAGCCCGCCTGCTACGCCGACACGAGAACGGCACGCTGTGCTGGTGGTGCGGGCTACCGATGTTCAAAGCACCACTGCTCGACCGCAACTGGGACGGCAAGCAACTCGCCGCCGATCACTCACAGCCACGAGCGTTCGGCGGCAAGCGCGCCGACCGACTACTGCACGGGATCTGCAACAGCCAACGCGGCGACGGCAAGCGCGACCAACACCGCCCCGCGATCCTCGGCTGCCATCCACGCGACTGGGCGCAAACCCTCGCAGCCCAAGGCATCGCCGCCGCCGACACACAGCCCGCCCGCGACCGCCTCGCGATGGACTGGTGACGCCCGAGCCCGCGCACCCGCCCGCCCCGCGCCAGCAAACCCGCGCAGCCAGCCAGCGAACACGACCAAGGGGTGATCGAGTGGCCGCGACCACGCCCAACCGCCCGACCGACGGCGACCCGAGGGCAAAAAGTGCCCCTGACCTGCGGAAACACCCCCCCGGCCTGAAATGTTCGGCGGGCACCCCTCTCCTGACCCCGCCCCCCGA